AAGGGCGTGTCGCCGATCGGCGGCACCACGAGCTGCCCGCCCTTGTCGTAGGCGCGGGTGATGTGCGGGATGTAGCCGTGCGTGCGCCGCTCGACCATGCCCAGCGAGCGCATCGCCTCAACCAGCGCCTGGCGGAAGTCGGGAAGCTCAGGGCAGTCGACCAGGGCCACGACCGGGATGCCATCCTCGCCCATCGGGAAGCGAGCGTCTCCGGAGATGTGGGCGGTCATGGTCGGGCGCCCCGAGACGAAGCCCGTGAGGGCGTGCATCATGGCCTCGTACTCGTATCCGGGCTGCACGTCGAAGAGCGCCAGCGTCAGGTGGATGTCTTCGACCGGCTCGCCGCCCTCGACCGCCAGCATCCGCCGCACGCTCTCGTCAGGCCGGAAGGCGATCATCACCGACAGCGGCTGTGGCTCGTCCATGCTCACGCCGTCCGGCTGAGCGTAGGCCTCCTTCAGCGTGATCTCGTCAGGCAGCGGGTCGGGCGCTTCGGCCGAGACGTTGGCCTGCTCGGCCTGGTCCATCTCTTCCTGCTCGGCCTCGACCGCCGCCGCGTTCTCCTCGCCGCTGATCTTGGCGTCGTCGGTCACGTCCTGCGTCAGGAACTCCTCGGGGTAGATCCCGGCATCGACCATGACCTGCAAGCCCTGGCCCGGCTGCAACACCGTCGCCTCCACATCCTGCTTGATGCGATCGCTGACGGCCTTGTTGACCTGCTCCTTCTTGAGCTCGTCGCGCAGGTCGCGCTCGGCATGCGTGAAGGTCGAGCGCCGCGAGACGATGCGGGTGTTGATCGTCTCTTTGAGCTGGCGCGTGAACAGGCCCAGACCGCGGCCCTTGCTCTTCTCGTGCAGGATGTCGGCCTGCTGCCCGGTGCCCAGGCCGCCGCGCGGCTCCTGCATGTCGAGCGGGTCGAGGCCGATGGCGTTGGCGTACTCGAGCCGGGCCTCGTTGCGCGCCTTCTCCTCGTCGAAGTTCTCGGGCAGGTTCTTCAGGTCGATCTCTTTGAAGTCGAGCTTGTCGTCTCCTGGGTCAACCAGGAACACCGTGCCCTGATAGATGATCAGGCCGCGGCCCTGCGCGTCCTTCTCGCCGGTCTCGAACGCGGCCTTGAGCTCCTTGGCGCTCACGCCCTTGATCGGCACGAGCTTGTTGGGCCGCCGGTCGCTGAGCTTGTCGTCGACGATCAGGTCGATCAGGTGCATGCGCCGGATGGCCGTGTAGGCCCGGTCTGCCGCGCAGTGCCCGACGCCCAGCCAGCCGCCGGACGGGTCGGGCATGTCCGTGATCTCGGCGATCTGATGGGCGCGGTACTCGACCTGGCGGCCGTCGAGCAGGTTGTAGAGCGCCGGCCGCTCCGGGTCGCCGGTGCGCATGATGCGGCGACTGTCGAGCGGCACGCACCCCAGCACCCTCGAGCCACTCGACCGGGTCTCGTGCACGATCTCCATCCAGGCGCCGTTGCAGCTGAGCAGGTAGTCGGTGACCAGGCGAGCGATGCCGCGCGTGCCGAACGCCTGCAGGAACTGCGTCTCGCGCGAGGCCGTCGTCACCGGGCCGTCGATCGTCCAATCCATCGACGCCACCTTGGAGACCGCGATGCCGACCGCCTGCGCCCAGAGCTTCTCGGCCGTGAGGGTCAGCAGGTAGACGTTGTCGAGCAGCGGGGACCAGAAGGGCGGCAGGTCGAGCGGGTGAGGCAGCAGGAAGTTGCGCTGACCGTAGATGCCCAGGATCGGGAGCATGAAGAAGCCGCCGGCGTCCTTCGAGTAGTCGCCCTTGGCCTGAGCCTTCGCAATCACATCGGCGTTGGTCATTCAAATCTCCTCAGCGCCCAGATCTGGTAGCGCACATCGTCGGGCCCGTGGTCGAACGCCTTCACGATCTTGCCATCCGCGCCATAGGCGTAGGTCGAAAATTCGCGCCGCAGTATACGACAACGAGAGTGCACGCGCACCCTCCTATTCTTGTTCTCGTCTTTGGCCATCCATTCGCGCACGACCTTGATCGACTCATCGACCGATGGCGGGCTGTTGACCACGCGCACGCCCTCGTCGGCCAGGCGGCGCTTGAGCACCGTCGCGCTCTTGTCGACGACGGCCATGTAGGGCGGCCACTCGATCCCGTAGCCCTGGCAGGCCTTCTTGATCTCGTCGAGGTCGGCCTCGGGCAGCGTGCGCAGGTGGTACTGCTCGTGGAAGATGTTGAGCGTGCCGGTGCTGTCGAGCTGGCTGAGCAGGAAGGTGCGCGGGTGGCTGGTCGCGGTCGGGAATCCGTCCTCGCCGAACTCGCCGGCGTATCCGTCGTCGCAGGCCAGGAAGACGTCGCCGCGGGCCGGGTCGTACTCGGCCTCCTTCGTCACCAGAGACGGGTCGGTGTCGTCCCACTGATCGGCGTAGACCGTGCCCTCGGCCTGAACCCACAGGCCGTCGCGCAGGCGCTTGCCGCGCACGCCGGTTAGGGCGTTCAGGCGCCGCATGGTTGCTACGCCGCGCTCGGTCAGCTCTCCATCGACGGTAAAGAGGCGTGGGTTATCTTTGTGCCTGGAGTGCATAACCTTGAGTTGGCCAGCATCCGAGCGCGACTGAATCCAGTGGCCGGGCGCATCCGGGTTGCAGTCCCCGAACAGCATCGCGTGCTTGACGTGGCCCGAGCGTCCGGTTGTGCGCGTGGTCAGCGTTTCCCAGTCCGCCAACGAGATCTGTTCGGCCTGGTTGACGTAGACCACATCCAAGGCGCCGCCGAGAACCTTTCCGGAATCGTCCATGCCGGCGATCCAGATCCGTGACCCGTTGCTGTACTGAAAGAACTCGGGCTTCTCGCCTCCGAAGGCCTCAACACCCAGGCCCAGGTTGGCCCTGGTCTCCGGGTCTTCGACGAACAGGTCTTTATAGATCTGGATGACCGTTGCGGTCATTGAGGATCGGACCAGGCGCACCATCGCCATCTTCGATCCGGGGTTGTCGCGGGCCAGTCGGTCCAAACGGTAGAGGGCCGCAACCGTCTTTCCGGTCTCGCTCGGGCCGCTGATGATCCACTCATCGGCGATGACGGACTGAGCCTCAAGCGCGGCTCCGCGCCACTCCATGGCCGGGGGCTCCGGCATGGGTGGCGCGACGATCAGGCCTTCACGGCGTCGGCGTCTGAGTTCGAGTTCAGCCGACGCCCGAACCGGAACTTGAGAGTACACGCTTCGGGTCCTCGCCGGCCGCCAGTCGCCTCAGCTGCTCATCGCTCATGTTGGAGTAGTCGATTTCGATGGCCAGACGCTCGCCGTAGATCGGGCGGCGTCGGCTCTTGAGCATGAAGATCAGGAGCGTGTCGCTGAACTCGCGGATCTCGCCGACCTCTTCGCCACCCTGAAAGACCGGGCGCAGCGTGCCCTCGGTGGCGCGCCGGTAGAGCTCGGCCTCAGCCTTGTCGAGCGCCTTCTCGATCGCGTCGTCCCAGGCATCGGCGAAGTCCTGATCGATGTTGCGGTTGTAGTAGGCCGTCTTGCGGGAGACGTTGGCAACGTCGCAGGCCGCCGAGACGTTCGGGGCCTTCTTGAGCTCTTCCAGGAAGACCGTCTTCCAGGCATCCGGTGTGACCTTCGGATCTGCCTTTTTAACTGTCACCCGTGTTCCTTTTCCCATCCGACATTGCTCCGCTACATGAGATATATACGGCTCAGAGGCCGAGCGCCTTGGCGGCCAGGATGCCGAGCGCCAGGCTGCCCAGGCAGATGGCCGAGGCCGCCCCGCCGGCGGCGAACACGAAGGCCGTGAACAGGATCGCGCCACCCATGCTGTCGAAGCTGGGCGGCGTCGCGGGTGGCTTGGGCTCGTCGGTCATCGTCTGGCCTTCTTGTCCGGCTCGTCGTCGTGATTGCGGCGCAGGATCTCGTCGACGTCGCGGGCCATGGTCGCGATCTGGTGATTGCTGACCCGGATCGCATCGGTGTTGGCGTTCATGGCTTCATCGACCTTGTCGCTGATCCCATCAACCTTGTCCATCACGCCCTGAATGAGCGTGAGGGTGGCGGTGCC